TTAAATAATCCATTGTTACGTCCGCCCTCCGATATCTTTTGCTGACACAATATCTGCAAGCAGGGTGGTCCGTCTTTCATAAACTCTTGGGCTTTCTCTTTACTTTGCAGTCCAAGTAGTTCATCACGATCTATAACACGTTGATCATAGAGCTCAAAAAATTCTTCTAATGTTGCTGAGCTACCATCATCTTTGATGGCGTAACGTAAGCCCTCTTCAGCATTGAAGTAAGGTAGATTAAGAAAGTTACCTACGTCACCTCGATCTAAATGTAATTTGATTTGTTTTGGAAATATCTCGGAACCGCTGTAGCCCAGTGCGGCAGAGATATGTTGTAGGGTCTTTTGCATATCGACCGCCGGTACCCAATCTTTTGTAAACAAAAAACAGTGAGCCCCACCGGATTTGGATCGGCATACGACCATAGGGAATTCTAGTTTAGCGATATTATCGACTAATGCTTTGTGATCTAGCGGGTATTGATCGATATCAATACATCCCCACCTACAGCTGTTGTCTTCGTTGATCGGTATAATGCCGATGCCGAACTTACCCTGCAGATGTTTTTCCCAAAGGTCCTTGGTCCGCGGCTGACGGACTAATCCTGCGCGACCGGTATTCTTGCCATTGGCTTGTTTATTCTCGACCTTAAATGTGCCATAAGCTTCTTTGAGCCCGTCGAATATGGCTGAAAATTTATCTACGCTCATAGTTATTCTTTAATGAAGTAGGCGACGGTTGCCCGCCGCCTGTTAGCAGGAAGGGTTTAATTAAAACGGGATGTCCTGCTTTTCTTCATCATCCGAGTGCTTGACGTTCACATCGCCCGCACTTACTGATTCACTAAATGCCTTAGCTTGACCATAAAGGGCTGCGTCTTCGATTAAACCCACTCGAGACATTTCCCAGCCGTGCCATGAACCTTTAGAGTTTTCCTCTTGAATTGTTTTCAACTCATAGATGTGTGAATAGCGTGGTGGTACGAAGCTATAGCCGCTGCTACCTTGAAGAGTAGTTGATGCAATCATGCTGTTCCACTTACGTGATTTTTTCAGCTGTGTAGATTTCATTGCGATCAATGCAGTTTCTGCGCCGCCGTCTTCATTAAGAAGCAGAACAAAATGCTGATGTGTTTCTTCAATGTATTGGCCTTCGCCACCGACAACATAGTCTTTGTTGTCATCCGGTGATCTTTCAGTATCAGGGATAGCCTCACCAGGCGCGTAGATATTGAGTGGAGCACCATTGCCTTTACCGCGTGGTTCCCATTCAATGAATCGACGTTGATAGGCACAAGGGATGACTTTGATGCCTTCTTTGCCTTTGTAGATCTGACCGCTGACAGTGTTATAGATATCACCTTTGCGTGCTTCTTCATTCTGATCCAAGACCGGATCAAGACCAGACAAGATTTTTAGAAAAGGAAGAGCAAGATCTTCTTGCCCCATGTTTTCATTACCCGCACCGGCATCTGCCTCAAACAATGAAACGTCTAAAACGGATAGCTCAGTGTTTTCTTTCTTTGCGACTGCTTTACTTGTAGCCATAGTTATTTACCTCTTTTTATAATTGCACGTTGTCCGATGTAAGCACCGAACATTTCCATGGGAAATTCATCACCAGATTCAACACGCTCTTTAACAAACGCACGTAATGTCTGTGGATGCACTTCAGTTTTCTGATCAACTGCGAATCCTGCTTTGCTTGCAACTTCAATGAAGCTTTCAGCAAGGCTGTCTTCACCGCGACCAAATTTACACGCGACAGTATTCTTGATGATATCGTCATAGCCGTTGTCTCTGAGCCAATCAAAGGCTTCGGATTTACGATCACTGCGAATACTTGCCCCGTAGGTCTGCTTGATAGTGACCTCAGAGCCGTCGTCAAGGGTAAACTTAGATAGACCTAGTTCAGCAAGTAGCGTTGGTAGATCTTCGTCAGTTAGTTTAAGAAGTTGTTGTTTCGCAGTCTTAAGTTGATCTTCAAGATCCGCGACCCAAGCTTCTTTAGCTGCAATCTCTTTAGCTATATTTGCAACAGAGCCGAGCTCTTTTGTATCAAGCTTATCGAGATTGTCGGAGAATTGATTTTCAAAATCTTTCTCCATTTGGTCTAGAATGTTAGACACGTTTTTTTCTCCTTTCGTTATTAAAGCCGCCTTTCGGGGCTTGACAAAAGTGAGATTACCGCCAATACTACCGCCATGTCAACATATAATTTCAAAACAACTCCATACGATCATCAAGCATCAGCGCTCGAAGAATCGTGGTCCGCGAAATATTACGCACTATTTATGGAGATGGGTACGGGTAAATCAAAAGTAGCCATCGATACCGTAGGAAAATTGTATTGCGATAATAAAATATTAGCCGCTTTAATTATTGCACCCAAGGGTGTTTATGATAACTGGTATAAAAAAGAATTACCGATACACTTAGGCGTCGAGTACCATGCAGTAAGATGGACTCCCAGCACGTCAAAGAAGTTTAAAAAAGAACTCGACACTATATTAGTTCCTAATGAAGACAAACAACTGCGCATCTTTGTAATGAATGTCGAAGCTCTGTCTTCAAAGCGTGGGGCGCAGGCGGCATACACTTTCTTGATGAAGAATCCTGGCAACATAATGATTGTCGATGAATCAACGACGATTAAAAACAGGCAAGCACAGCGCACTAAAAATATAGTAAAGCTTGGCGAGTATGCCGATTATCGGAGAATACTTACCGGCAGTCCGATCACACGATCTCCCATGGATTTGTATGGCCAATGCAGTTTTCTAAGCACCAAAGCACTCGGCTTTAATAGTTACTATGCTTTTCAGGGCAGATATGCGCATGTTCAACGTGTATCAATGGGACCCAAGGCGTTCCAACAAATAACAGGCTATCAGCGATTAGATGAACTTAATGCTAAGTTAGATAAGTTTAGTAATCGTGTGTTGAAAAAAGATTGCTTGGATTTACCCGATAAAATATATCAGCGCCGTGATGTGGAAATCACTGACGAGCAAGCCAAGCTCTATAACCAGATGAAAAAACTAGCTCTCGCTCAATTTGATTCTGGTGAATTGGCTACAACACAAAGTGTTTTGACACAGATCATGCGTCTTCAGCAGATTTGTTGTGGGTTTCTAGCACCGGACGACGAGCCGTTGCAAGAATTACCTTGCAATCGGATTAAGGAACTAATGTCCGTGATCGAAGAAGCGTCGGGCAAGATCATTATATGGTGTAACTTCACCTATGATATCCACAAGATTGAGCAAGAATTATCTCAAAAGTTTGGTGACGATAGCGTTGCAAGCTATTACGGTGAGACGCCCCAAGATGAGCGACAAGAGATAGTTAATCGATTTCAAGACCCTAACAGCGGTCTAAGGTTTTTTGTTGGTCAGCCGCGAACTGGTGGCTATGGAATCACACTTACAGAAGCAGACACCGTAGTTTACTACAGCAATAACTATGATCTTGAAATTAGACTGCAATCTGAGGATAGAGCTCACCGTATTGGTCAGAAAAAACCAGTGAACTACATCGATCTAGTAGTTCCAAACACGGTTGAAGAAAAGATAATTAAGGCTCTCCGCACTAAAATTAATCTAGCTGAACAAGTTTTAGGTGAAGAAGCTCGAGATTGGTTGATCTAAAATCAGTCGCGATGATACACAAGTTTGCGTATCTTAACAATCCAAGCTTTGGGTATGGCAGTAACTCGTCCGCCTTGGTCTACATCATCAGAATGTGTAGTCATTTTTCCTGAAAAACTAGCCATGATAACTACCTGATCAGGGCGGTCCGTGGGCACTAGCCAACCGACGTCGCGACACGGGCAGATAGTATGATCTTTAATCTCATCTAATGTATGCCAGCCGGCTTCCATCTCACAGGCATCGATCCATTCAACTTCAACTAATTCTAATGTGTCTATCATCACTTAGATTCCATAGTCATAACAAGGTTCTTACACCACCAATATAACTCTGAATCATTAAGCGTATGTTTCATTATGTTCACTCGATAGCATACCAGCTGGACATTGCTTTTATAATAAGGCTTGTCTGGGTGAATCCTATCTATAGATACATTCAGGTCTTGCGGTCCCTCGCCCTTATACCAGGTCATAAATTGACCCGTAAGTGCGCATTTACCCTCTTGTTCATCCCATAACTCAATTAATTCAGAAGTGGTTAAATGCCACTCGATACCTTCTTTCTGACGCGCGTACTTTAATTGAGCACAAGAGTTCGCTAAATAAGAGCGGGGATTCGATGACTTAGACTTATTGTTTTTTGCTTGGTGACATTCTCTACAATAAGTTCGAGTAAACGGTTTTTTGCGAGGAGACTCTTTTGTCTCGAACTCGTCTTTAGGTAACTCTCGTCTGCATTCCGAGCAAATTTGAGTGTCCATAGTCGGAGCCGATCAGGCTACCCCATCAGTGAGCCAATCCCAGACTTAGTAGGATTAGCCATCGCTAGTATCTCATCTTCAGGAAATGCCGCTGATAGACGTGCCGCGGTCTGCGGATTAACCTTGCCGCCCTGTGGCGCCGGAGGTGCCATCGATGTCTGTAGCGGACGAGCCGTGGGCCGTGGTTGCTGTTGCGACACAACGACTTCCGGTCTAGGCGCCGGTGCTTCTGTAACAGGAGGCACTGCAGGTTGTTGAGGTGCTGGCTGAGGTGCTGGCTGAGGTGCCGGTTGTTCTTCATCTTGGAAGAATTCTTCAAACAATTCACTTTCTCTGTTCAAGAATGGAACTCCACGAGCAGCGGTCATATAGCCGCGGTCTACGAACCATCGTGCAAGCGATCTAGCAATGCCTGCGCCTTCTTGACCGTCCTTAGCTTTTTTTAAGAATAAGGCTAATGCTTGTGGATCCTGCATTAAATCACCCATGGCTTTAAGATGCATGGATGCAGGAATCTCTTGGAAAAGTTGTCGGAAGTATTTAGAACCGGCACCTGCCGCTACTAAAGAACCCGCCTGAGCATCTCCAGGAAGCATCTTTTGTAAGCGAGCACCTGCCGCGGCACCCGAAACACGTAACCAGAAATCCAAGGCAGGATTAGGTGCTTTACCTAACTCAAGATCCAGCTGTCCTGCAGCATCTTTGGCCTCAAACTCTAAAAGCTGGCTAAGCATTGCTTTGATATTGTTGGCTTC